TCCATTTGGCGTTTCTCTCTAACACGGTGGAGGCGCCCACATGGCCCGCAAACCCGCCTCTGAGCCGGTGTCGCCGCCTGTTGCGGTCGACCGTGGGTCGTCGCTCATGTTGCAGTTCGAGGCGCTGACGGCGGCTCTGGTCGCCCCGGATACTCCGGCGTCGGCGAAGGCGGGGCTGTCTCGGGAGCTACGCAGCGTGGTCGCCGAGCTCGAGTCGTTGTCGGTCGAGGGGACGGTGTCCAGTGTCGACGATCTCGCCGCCGCCCGTGCTGCTCGGGTCGCAGGTTCCCCAGCTGATCCATCTGCCCGTCGCGGACAGTCACGACGAAGCAACGGCAGCCATCGCTCTGGCTGAGGCGGTCGGGATGACTCTCGATGAGTCGCAGCGGTTCACGTTGACCGCGGCGCTCGGCACGAGGTCGGACCACACGTGGGCGGCGTTCGAGGTGTGCGACATCGAGCCTCGCCAGAACGGCAAGGGCGACACGATCCAGGCCCGCGAGTTGGCCGGCCTGTTCTTGTTCGACGAGGACCTGATCATCCACACGGCGCACGAGTTCGCCACGGCGAACGAGGCGTTCTTGCGGATGGTGGCGGTGGTGCAGTCGAACGACGAGCTCAACGCCAAGGTGCAGCGCATCCGGTTCGCGAACGGCGAGCAGGGCATCGAGCTCAAGTCGGGGCAGCGGTTGAAGTACCGGGCCCGCACGGGTGGCGCTGGTCGTGGTTTCGCTGGTGCATCGCTCGTCGTGTACGACGAGGCGTATGCGCTGATGGCCGAGCATGTCGCGGCGTCGCTGCCGACGTTGTCGACGCACCCGAACCCGCAGGTCTGGTTCGCCTCATCGGCTGGGCTGTCGCATTCGTCGGCGTTGTGGGCGTTGCGCAAGCGTGCCCTCGCCGGCAACGCCGGGCGCCTCGCCTACTGCGAGCACACCGCCGAGGACGTGTCCCTCGACTCCGAGGGCCGCGTGGTCTCGAGGCCGATCGACCCGAACGACGACCGGCTCGTTGCGATGGCGAACCCGGCGTACGGGGTGCGGATCTCACCGGACTACATCGACGCCGAGCGGCGGGCGATGGAGCCGGAGAAGTTCGCCCGCGAACGTCTCGGCGTGTGGGATCCGTTGGACGGCGACGAGCTCGTCGACCCGAAGATCCCGGCGGCGGCGTGGTCGGCGACGCTGATCGACGCGAAGGACGCACCGGAGATGGTGTCGGGCCTGACGATCGGCTTCGACGTGGCCCGCGATGGCGAATGGTCGTCGATCGCTGTCGGGATGGGTTCGCTGGCCGAGCCGTACGTGGAGCTGATCGAGCACCGCAACGGCACGGCGTGGCTGCCGGCCCGTCTCGTGGAGCTGGTGCAGAAGTGGTCGCCGATCGCGGTGGGCTGCAACGGCGCCGGCCCGGCTGGCGCTCAGGTCGGGCCGGTGCTCGCAGCGTTCGCCGAAGCGGGCATCGACGCCGATCTGTTGCGGCAGCTGAACTCGCGGGAGTACCAGCAGGCGTGCGGCGGCTTCTACACGTCGGTGACCGAGGTCCCCGACGGTGCGCTGCGGCCACGCCTGCGGCGCACCGAGCAGCCCGTCCTCGACGTCGCTGTGGGTGCTGCTGGTGAGCGGCCGTTGGGTGACGCGTGGGTGTGGGATTTCCGCAACGCGTCGACGCCGATCTCGCCGCTGGTGGCCGTGACGATCGCCCGTGCCCTGCTGCCGACCGAGGTCGAGACCCACAAGCCCGTGTTCGCTTACTGAGGGGGGTTGCCATGTGGACTGCGCTGCAACTCCTCGGCATCGGACTGGTCATCGCTGGCACGTCCATGGTCTACGTCCCGGCCGGTGTGATCGTGCTCGGGCTCGTGCTCGGCGCCATCGGCGTGATTGGTGAGCGCTGATGGGGCTGCGTTCGATCATGGCGCGCGGCGCGTCCGGTGAGGCCGAACGTTCAATGGACCTGTCGGGCTACGTGGCCGCATGGAACGCAGCGATGGACGTGTCGTACACACCCGTGCCGGTGTCGGTGCAGTCGGCGGTGACGAATGCCGCGTGTTCGGCGGTGATCGACACGCTGGCGACGTCGGTGGCGCAGACCCCGATTGACGTCGTCCGTCCCTCGGGCGGGTCACGGTTGCCGATCGCAACCCCGTCACTGATCGCTGAGCCGTCGGGCATCGTCGAGCAGGACGTGTGGATCTACCAGCTGGTCGACTCGATGGCGTCGGACGGCAACGCGTTCGGTGAGATCGTCGAGTACACCCGCCAGCTGCCGTCGATGATCGAGACGATCGACGCCGCGCTGGTCAGCGACCGGCGCGTGATCGACGGCCGCAAGTCGGCCCTGGTCAACGGCGAGCGCCGGTTCTTCTGGCCGCACGGTGAGCTGTGGCACGTCCCCGGCAAGTTCACCCGTGCCGGCAACCCGTTCGCCGAGTCGCCGATCAACCGGGCGCGCGCCACGATCGGCGCCGCCATAGCGGCACGTGACTTCGGTTCGAGGTTCTTCGGTGACGGCAGCCACCCCGGCGGGCTCATCACGTCCGAGCGGGAGCTGTCCAAGGAGCAGGCGCAGCAGATCAAGACGGCGTTCCTCAACGCCGTGAAGGGCACCCGTGAGCCGGCGGTGCTCGGTGCGGGGCTCGAGTACACGCCGCTGATCATCGACCCGAACGACTCGCAGTTCCTCGACCTGATGCGCTTCGCCGTTGAGGAGGCGTGCCGGTTCTGGAAGGTACCGCCAGCGATGGTGTACGCGGCGAGCTCGGGCCAGTCCGTCACCTACGCCAACGCCACCCAGGCCGACCTCAGCTACCTCAAGCACAGCCTCGAGGTGTACTACCGCCGCCTCGAGCGGGCCCTCGGCCGTCTGCTTCCCCGACCCCAGCAGGTCAAGTTCAACCGGAACGCGTTCTTGTCGTCGGACCCTGCGAGCCGTTCCGAGATCGTCGATCGTCGCCTCAAGAACCGGACGATGACGGTCAACGAGGCGCGTGCGCTCGAGGACGAGCCGCCCTTCGACGACCCTCAGTTCGACGAGCCCGGCATTGACGACGCTCGCGACCTGAGCGCCGCAGAGGCGATTCAGAAGGTCTACCTGGGCGTGACGAATGGCGTGGTCACGCCAGACGAAGCACGTCAGATCGTCAATGAGGCCGGCGGGAATCTCGACATTCCGGGGCCTTTCCCGGCTGCCCCCACGCCCGCCGATCCGCCCGCCTCGCCGACCCCACAGCCCTAACGGAGGACTGATGACGAAGCCATCGAGTGCCGGCCACACGATCGCCGGCACCGCCTTCAAGCAGCAGGGATGGTCGACTGATGCCTGACGCACCGAAGGCACTCCTCACCCGCGCCGTCACCTTCGAGACCCGCGCCAGCGCCGACGATGGGTTCACCCTCGAGGGCTACGCGGCGGTGTTCGACACGCCGACCCGGATCAACTCATGGGAGGGCAACTTCGACGAGCGCATCGCCAAGGGCGCGTTCACGAAGACGCTCAGCGAGCGGATGCCGGTCATGCAGTTCGACCACGGTCACGACATCGCCACCGGATCGGTGCCGATCGCTGCGATCAACACGATCCGCGAGGACAAGAAGGGCCTGTTCGTCTCGGCCCGCATGTTCGACAACCCCCGTGTCGAGCCGATCCGCCAGGCCATCGCAGGCGGCGCGATCGACGGCATGTCGTTCCGGTTCCGTGTCACCCGCGAGGAGTGGGACGAGACGGGCGACATCCCCGTGCGCACGATCCGCGAGGCCGACCTGTTCGAGCTCGGCCCGGTCGTGTTCCCCGCGTACGAAGCGACCTCTGTCGGCGTGCGCTCACTCCTCGCCGAGTTGGACGACACGGAGCGTGCCGCCCTACTCGCAGACCTCGGCGGTGACGCCGGCCGTTCGGCCACCTCACCGCCAACCCCCGACGCCGCCCAGCAGGGCACCTCGGGTTCCACGGACGGCACCGACCCGCGCGCCGTCCTCGCCATCGCCAAGGCCCTTCGGGCCCGGCGGTAGACCCCACCACAAGGAGACGCCATGAAGGCACTCGAACTGGTCCGCGCCGCGATCGCCGCGCTGACCGAGAAGCGCAACGCAGCCATCGAGGAGATGGAGACCATCGCGAACCTCGGCATCACCGAGGCCCGCTCGTTCACCCCAGAGGAGGCCGCCGCCGTCGAGGCGCGCCAGGCCGAGATCACCGGGTTCGACTCCGAGCTCGACGACCTGCTCGCCCGTGAGGCCGAGCTCGTCAAGGTCGAGGCTCGCACCGCCGCCATCGCGGCCCGCCCGACGATCCACGTCGTCGCGCCGACCGACCCGACCGACACGCTCAACGACCGCTCGGCCAGCCCGACGCAGCTCGCGGACGCCGTGACCCGGTCACTTGAGGGCAAGGTCGAGGACCCGGAGAACATGGCGCACGTCCGCACCATCCTGAACCGCCACAAGGGCGACCGGGAGTGGGCGCGCAGCATCCTGGCCCGTTCGACCGACGAGTACGCCTCGGGCTTCTCGAAGATGATCACCGGCCGTGCGCACCTGCTCACCGCCGAGGAGCGCACGGCGATGTCGACGCTCACCGCTGCGAACGGCGACTACCTGGTCCCGACGCATCTCGACCCGACGATCATCCTCACCAACTCGGGCACCAGCAACGCGGTGCGGGCCATCTCCCGTGTCGTGACGCTGACCCGTCCCGGTGACTCGTCGTGGCAGGGCATCACGTCGGCAGGCGTGACCGCCAGCTTCGACGCCCAGCTGACCGAAGTGTCGGACGACAGCCCGACCTTCGCCCAGCCGAGCATCCCCGTCCACAAGGCGCAGGCGTTCATCCAGGGCTCGATCGAGTTCTGGGACGACGCCATCACGTCCGAGGTGCTGGGCCTGTTCGGCGACGCCAAGGACCGCCTCGAGGGCTCGATGCACTGCACGGGCACGGGCTCGGACCAGCCGACCGGCATCTTCGTGGCGCTCGACGCCAACACGAACGTCGAGATCGTGTCGGACACCGCCGCCTCCATCTTCAAGGAGGACCTGGACGAGATGTACCGCTCGGTGCCCGTCCGCTGGCGTGGCCGCTCGAAGTGGCTCATGAACCCGATCTGGAACCTCGCGATCCAGAACCTCGGCACCGCCGTGTCGGCGAAGTACTCGACCGACATCACCGAGGGCCCCTCGGGCGTGCTGTACGGCAAGGCCGTCGTCGAGTCGGACGACGCCCCGTCGGCGACCACGACGACCGTGCGTGACAACGAGATCGTCTTCGGCGACTTCTCGAACTACGTCATCGTCGACAAGCCGGGCTCGTTCTCGTTGCAGTTCATCCCCGTGCTGTTCAACACGGCGAACAACCTGCCCGACGGCCGCTCCGGTTGGTACGCCAACTGGCGCACCGGCGCCGACTCGGTGAACGACCTGGCGTTCCGGCTCTTGCAGGACAAGACGTCGGCCTGAGTCACACCACAACCGCCCTCGGAACCCCCACTCGGCAGGCGGGGGGTTCCGAGGGCGCCTGCCATTGGCCTGCCGCCAGAGAGGAGCCGACATGGCTCAGATCTTCGCTACCCGTTCGGCCGTCGTCACGATCGGTCACTCCGTCGTTTCCGTGAAGCGAGGCCAGGCGTTCGAGTCGGACGCCCCCGTCGTCGCTGCGTTCCCCGAGCTGTTCGAGCAGCCCGTGGAGGAAGCGACGGCCAAGCCCGGCGACAAGCGCACGCGACGTTGAGCGGGCTCGTCACCGTCGGGTTCCTGCATCCCGGCGAGTGGTCTGCGTGCTTCGCCAACAGCCTCGTCGACCTGCTGTTCTTCGACGCCGCGCACCACGCCCGCATCGTCGGGCACACGCACGGCTACATGGGCAAGGAGACCGGCGCGGCGCAGATCCACGCCGGCCGCAACAAGCTCGCCCGAACAGTTGTCACCGAGACCGAGTCCGAGTGGCTGTTCATGGTCGACTCCGACATGGGCTTCGCGCCCGACACGGTCGAGCGGCTGATCGCCGCAGCCGACCCGGTCGAACGGCCGATCGTCGGCGGCCTGGCGTTCGCACAGAAGTCGGCCGGCGCTGGCGAGTTCCACGCCCGCCGCTACCGATGCACGCCGACGCTGTACGTGATGCGCGAGACGGAGACCGAGATCGGCTTCATCCCCGTGTTCGACTACCCCCGCAACGAGCTCGTCGAGGTCGACGCCACGGGGGCTGCGTGCGTGCTGATTCACCGCAAGGTCCTCGAGAAGATCCGCGCCGAGCACGGCGACCACTGGTTCCACCCGATCGAGTTGCCGAAGGGCCCCGAGGGCAGCACCGAGTTCGGCGAGGACATGTCGTTCTGCCTGCGAGCTCGAGCGTGCGGCTTCCCGATCTTCGTCCACACGGGCGTCAAGACGACCCACGACAAGGGCGGCGTGTTCTTCGATGAGGACACTTACGACCTCCAGCAGGCGTTCCGTGCTGTCGGCTGACCTCGGCACCGCGGTGCTGCTCTACCCGCACAACGGCACGGTCGCCGCTGGGTTCATGGACTCGTTCGACGCGATGCAGCGCTACGACCTGACCCGCCGGCTGTACGACTCCCGGTTGGCGATCACGTCGGGCGTGAACATCTGCGAGGCCCGCAACCTGCTGGTGCGGCACTTCCTCGCCGACACCGATGCCGAGTGGGCCTGGTTCTGCGACTCCGACATGGTGTTCGCCGACGACGCTTTACACCGCCTCCTTGCCGCTGCTGCGAGGACTGACGCCAAGATCATCGGCGGGCTGTGCTGCACAGTGAACGACTCGGGCCTGGTCCTGACGATGTTCGCCGACGATGACGACGACATCACGAAGGCGGCGCTCAGCTACAACCCCGACGACGACGTCGTCGAGGTGGCCGCCACGGGCACCGGGTTCCTGCTGATCCATCGCGACGTGCTGGTGGCGATACAGGACGCCAACGACGGCTCGCTGTGGTGCTGGTTCACCGAGGGCCCGCAGGTGTCAGAGTCGGGCCAGGAGCGCTGGGTCGGCGAGGACGTGACGTTCTGCCTCAAGGCCAGGGAGCTCGGCTTCTCGGTCTACGTCGACTGCTCCGTCCCGATCGGCCACTTCAAGGGCAACCGCACCTGGTGGCCGAGCGACATCGAGGCGGCGTGAATGAGGATCGCTGTCGGTCCTGACGCCAAGCGATACCTCCTCGCCGGCAAGGGCGAGCCTGTGGCGAAGCCGTTCCATCTGCGCTGGCTGTTGCCGGCGATCTGCGGCGACAAGCGTCGGAGCCGATGCGCACCGTTCACGACCACCCGATCCGCAGCGCTCTCCAAGCTCACGAGGGGAGGTGGCGGGACGCGTGGCTCATGGTCGCACCGTGGGGTGTGTGCCTCGTCGCACTGGCCCGCCCCACGGTGCCCCTCATCGCCGTCCTGATCGTCGCCTACGCCCAACTCCTGGTGGCGACGGACTCGGTGCGGCTGTTCCAGACGGCGGCTGGTCCGCCGATGGCGCTCGCCGCTGCGGCGCTGATCCCGACACCGCTGCTCCTGCCCGCTGTCGTGGCGCACACCTTCTGGTGGCGCCGCCCCGAGATGATCTGAGGAGGCCGTCATGGCGTATGCGACTCTCGCCGAGCTCAAGGCGCACCTCGGCGGCTTCCAGGCGGCGAACACGGAGAGCGACACGATGTTGGCCGCGGCGCTCGCCTCGTCGATCGAAGCAGTGGACGACTTCTGTGGCCGCTCGTTCAACGCCGCCGGCTCGTCGACGACCCGCATCTTCGAGGGTGGCACACGCCGGGTGTTGATCGACGACGCGGCGACGGTCACCGTCGTCGAGCAGTCCTACGACCGTGTCGGCTGGTCGGCCCGCACCGACTACTGGTTGGACCCGCCGAACACGACGCCGAAGACGACGATCGCTTCCCGCTGCTACTTCGGCACGTGGGTGCGGGTGACGGGGACGTGGGGCTACGGCTCGACCCCGGCGTCGGTGAAGACGGCGACGCTGCTGCTGGCGGCGAAGTTGTACAAGCGCAAGGACTCGCCCAACGGTGTCGAGGGTTCCGCCGAGTTCGGGATCCGTGTCAGCCGTTTCGAGGATCCCGACGTGGTGCGGCTGTTGACGCCGCATATGCGTGCCGATTCGGCGTTGGGGATCGCGTGACGACCTGGTCGGAGATCCACAAGGGCTACGCCGATGCCTTCTCGTCCGTCATGGCGGGCGACGACACGGTGCCGCTGGTGTACCCGTACACGCCGCCCTCGATCAACCCGCCGTGCATCTTCCCCGGTGAGGCCGGTTGGAAGCCCGAAGGCCAGGGCGGCGTCCGTCTGGGGACCATCAACTGGCATGTCGCCGTGCCCGCGACGGTCGACGCGTGGATGTCGCTCCTCGACGATCTGATCGAGGGTGAGAACGGGATGCTTGCCGTCCTTGAGGACGACCCGACCCTCGGCGGTCTCGACCTCAACGTCGTGTGGACCGCCGTGACGAACTACGGCGTCCTCGAGTTCGCCGGCACGTCGTATTGGGGCGCCCAGGTGGCGACGGAGGTGCGGTACTGATGGGCACGTCGTCGTCGCCCGCCGAGTTCGTCGCCAAGATCAAAGCCGCCGAGCGTGGCGTCGATAAGGCGAACAAGGCGTCGGTGTTCCAGTGCGCCACCGTGCTCACGACCGCCGCCAACGCGAACATCGCGGCGGCGACGGGCGGCGACGGCGTGCTGTCCGGCATGGGCCGCAGCAAGAACGGCAAGCTCCGTGGCCGCATCACGGCGGCACAGAAGACGTTCAGCGGCTACGGCAGCACCGAGGCGGTCGTCCAGGTGCTCGGTCCTGGGCCGCTCGTCGAGAACGACGTGAAGCCACACACGGTGTTCCCGAAGGGCGCCCGCGTCACGGGTCGCTCGACGCGGACGAAGTCGTACCGCAACCGGGCCGGCCGGCGCACGAACTTCAACCTTGCCTCGGCCTACGCCGACGCGGGGTTCGGCGACCAGGTGAACGTGGGCCCGCATCGCCTCAAGTTCGGCAACGTGTTCCTCACCCACGTCGTCGCCTCGTCGAAGGGCCGCCACCCGTGGCGCAACGCCCGCGAGGAGGCCGAGCCGACGTTCCCCCGCATCTTCGCCGCCAACCAGGCCAAGGGCGTCGCTGAGGCGTTCCGATGAGGGCGCTCATCGCGTACCCCGGCGTGAACTTCTCGGTGACCGACGTGGCCGACAAGCTCGGCAAGGGCTTGGCGACGAACGGCGTCGAGGTGTGCCGCTTCAACACGCACCACGTCCTCGGGTTCTTCTCTGAGGTCGAGGTGCAACGCAACGGCGAACACGTCAAGGCGCTGTCGACCGCCGACGCCGTGCATCTGACCCTCGACCATCTCAAGGCCGAGCTGTGGCGCACGATGCCCGATCTGCTGTTCATCGTGTCGGGGTTCTTCGTCGACCATGCCCTCCTCGACTTCATCCGCCAGCACCGGCCCCACAAGGTGATCGGCATCCTCACCGAGCAGCCGTACGAGTCGGCGCGGGAGATGGGCCTCGCTGAACACCTCGACGCCGCCGTGCTGAACGACCCGGCCAACCTCGACCGCTTCCGCGACGTCTGCCCGAACAGCTTCTACCTGCCGCACTCGTTCGACCCCGACCTCCACCACCCGAACGGCCGCACCGACGAGTTCGACTTCTCGTTCGTCGGCACCGGCTACCCGTCGCGCTGTGAGTACCTGGAGAAGGTCGACTACGGCGACGCCCGCGTGTGCCTCGCCGGGAATTGGGAAGCGCTCGAGCCTGAGTCGCCGCTCCACGCCCACCTCATCGACGTGCCGGAGTCGTGCATCGACAACGCCGACACGGCCGACATCTACCGGCGCTCAGCGATGAGCGCCAACCTGTACCGCAACGAGGCCAGCGACGACCACAGCACCCCCGGCGTTGCGATGGGGCCACGTGAGGTCGAGCTCGCAGCGTGCGGCACGTTCTTCGCCCGGGACCCTCGTCCTGAGGGCGACGAGCTGTTCCCCATGCTTCCCACGATCACAGACCCGTCGGAGCTCTCCGACGTGATCCGGTGGTCGATGTCTCACCCCGTCGAGCGTCAGGCCGCTGCCGACGCCGCACGGGCCGCAGTCGCTGACCGCGACTGCGTGTCGGTCGCCGCGGATCTTTTGCGGCGCCTCGACGCCTAGTTCCCCCGGCACCCCCGTCGGAGGTATCCCCACAAAGGAGGGCCGTCATGGCTCGCATTCACGGCCGTTTCGGCCAGCTCTACGTCGGCGCGACCTCGACGGGGTCCGCCTCCCCGGTCGCGGCCACCAAGTCCTGGACGCTCGACTCGGCGACCGACTTCGTCGACGCCACCGCCCAGGGCGACACCTCGAAGCAGAACCTGGCCGGCCTCCCCGGCGGCACCGGTTCGTTCGAGGCGTTCTACAGCGACTCGGAGTACACGGGCAACATCTTCGCCAGCTCGACCACGGGCACCGCGGTGAAGATCTACGCCTACCCGAACCGCGCCGACACGGCCAAGTACTGGTTCTTCACCGGCTTCATCTCGGGTTCGGTGACGAGCTCGGTCGACGGTGCGACCACGGTCAGCGGCAAGTTCGCTGCGGCCACCGACGTCATCGCGGTCGGCATCAGCTGATCATGACCACCAACGAGGTCAGTGCGACCACTGAGAAGACCTTCGAGGTGACCGTGGCGCCGGGGAAGGTCGTGCGCGTCGAGCACGACCTTCCCTTCGGCGTCATCGCGGACATCGCCACACGACACGAGGTGAACTGGCTGACCCTGATCGGCCAGCCGTTCCTCGCTCCGGCGGGGGCAATGCTCGACCTGTTCAAGGCGTGCTGCGATCACGCCGGGGTCGAGGTTCCCGACCCGCTGTCGGCGAACATGATCTACGACTCGTTCAACGCCGTCGACATCGACCTGCCGGCTTGGTACGAGGCGGACGGCACCCCAAAAGCGGCGCGCCCGGCGACGACCTGATCGTCCTGTTCGCACGCGGCGACATGCACTGGCCGCCGTCGGTGACGCGTGCGCAATCGACACGTGACCTCCGACTCCTCCTGGAGTCGTACGAGGAGTCCAGCAAGCACAGAGGAGGGATGTGACGCATGGCAACGATCGAACGTCTCGCCCTCCTGATCACCGCCGATGGTGCGGGCGCTGTTCGCGAGCTCGACAAGGTCGGCAAGTCGGCATCGAAGAACCTCGGCGGCGCCGAGACGACCGTGTCGAAGTTCTCGTCGTCGCTCATCAAGGGCGGTGCGGCGGCGACGGTCGGTGGTGCGTCGATCCTCGCCGGGTTGGCGCAGGCGGCCGAGGGAGCACAGGGCCTCGCTGATTCGGTTGACAAGGCCGACGCGATCTTCGGCTCGGTGCAGTCTGGCGGCCTCGACACGTGGGCCGCTGACGCTGCGAAAAACCTGGGGCTGACGAAGGAACAGGCCCTCGACACGGCCGCCGCCTACGGCGTGCTCCTCAAGGGCGCCGGTGTCACCGGGCAGGCGTTGGCGAACCAGTCGAAGGATCTCGCCGGGATCACGATCGACATCGCCGAGCGTTTCAAGCTCGACCCGAAGACGGTCCAGGACAAGATCGCGACGGCACTCAAGGGCGGCAAGGGCGCGAAGGCGCTCCTCGATTTCGGCATCGACATCTCCGACGTCAAGATCGACGAGGAGGGTGTGCGCCGCAAGCTCATCAAGGCCGGCGAGAAGCTGACCCGTGAGCAGAAGGTCGTCATCGCGGCCGACATCATCTCGAGGTCGGACGCCAGGGGCGAGTTCCAGCGGTCGGTCAACTCGGGCGACATCGGTGCGGTGCAGAAGGCGTCGCTCGCTGAGTTGCAGAACGCCTATGTCGAGCTGGGCCGCAACGCCTTGCCGGTCCTCGTGAAGCTGACCGAGGCGGCGTCGACGTTCGTGAAGGCGATCAGCGGCGGCAGTGGAGCTGTCGGTCAGATCGCCGCCTACGGCGCGGCGGCTGCGGTGGCCCTGGGCCCGTTGTCGACCCTGGTCGGCACGGTGACCAAGCTCGGCACGCTCGCCGCCAAGGGCCTCAAGTTCGGAGTGACCGCGGCTGATGCCGCGGCTACTGGCGCGCTCGCAGGCGCACAGCAGGCCGTCGCCACGACCGCTGGCGAGGTCGCCGTCGCCGAAGGCGCGGCAGCCAC